TATTTATTACCTCTATTACGTGTTTCTCATATTGTTTATTTGTAGAAAAGTTATCTAAAGTTTTAGCCATAGCGATAGGATCTCTATTGACTGTAATTTCTCTAACTCTCCTAAATTCTGCATACACTCTTTTTGTATTTAGAATTTCAATGTAATACTTAACAGATTCGCACTTACTTTTAAAGACCCTGACTCTCCAATCTATTGAATCAGGTTGTCTATAAGGTAACATTCCCTCTTTTGACCACACTCTTATACCAAAAAGGTTGTGTCCATCACGTGCAAATCGTGATTTACCATAGTCACTTTCAACAATAGCCTGTGCTACTATTAATTCTGTGTTTATTCTTTGTCTTCTTGGGATGTCAAAATTTAGGTAATTTATGCAGTTTTTAAGGGAGGATATGAATTCTTTGTCGTTTGAATACTCAAACCTAGGAGGTCCAAATCCTAGTTGCTTGGCCCAGGCGACTGTTTCACTCTGAGTCTTTTTCTTGGCGACTGGATTGGGGAAAAATGTACCTAATACAAATGCTAGTAGAGCTACTATCAAATATTTTATTATTATATTCTTGATTGTCATAACATTTACATTGATTTGAGAGGCAGCATCCAACTGCGAGGTTGTTAATACAATTAATCTTGCTTAACTTCTTTGATTCTTTTAATGCCATGTTTATCTGTTTCTATAATGGCTTTTACTTCTTTACAACTCCAGTTTACATTAGTTCCTGGATCTCTTTCGACTTTTCTTTTTTGTTCTAAACAATCTGCAAGATTAGCTTTAGGTGAATAACCTTCTAATTTATTATTCATATACATTAATAATGCAAAAACTACTTCAATCATTATTTACCTCTTACAGTATCTAATTCTTTTTCTAATTTATCTACTTTTTTTTCTAATTGAGATATTAATACTTTTGTATGAACGTTTTCTTCTAATTGTTTTGTATGTTTCTCTATTGTCTTTGCTTGATATTCAATTAACATAAATAATTCTTGGTTCTTTGGAGTTTGATCTGCTTTTTTTAATAGATCTTGAGCCATTAATTTTTCATTAGTCTCTAATCTATTTAATCTTTCAACGATTCCAAAGTAAGTCCATACCGCTACAACAATAGCAGATACAATAGCAACTATATTTTTAATAGGTAGCGCTACGCTTGTTTGGTCACTTAATTTAAATTCACTGCTCATTTTTTATCCTCCACTTGATAAAACATATTATCAGAATCTTCTGTTACCCAATTTTTGTTTTCCACACTCCATTTAGAAGTTTGGACTTTATAATCTGGCCTATGTGTAGAAGTAGTAAAACTAGGCACGTTCCACAAAATACGATTATTAGGCTGAATTGCGTAATTACCGTTATCAAGAGCCAAAACATGCCCGCACTTGTGTTCGTGAGGTATTTCAGAATGTTCTGTATCCAGTATATTACTTTCTGGATGCGCCCAGTCAATAGTAAATAAATATTCACCATGAATAAATTTTTTAGTTTTACTTAAATATTTGCATTTTTGACCTATTAAAAAATCAAAAACAGTAACACTAGGATAATAACTAAATGAATTCCATAGCTGAAGATCATCGAGATCTTGATGTTCCATCTGTCTTTGATACAAAGTATTGCCGCTTCCTCTTTGAACAAAAGCAGAGATAGGAAGTCTCCAATAGATCGCACCGTTGCTAAGTAAACAATGAAACAACGTTGCACGCCCGCTAATACTCCCCAAAGCAAATACCACGCAGTCTTCAGTTTCGCCTTTATGTTCTCGTAAGTCATATAAATATTCTCTCCTTATTTTACAATAAATTGGTGGAATATTTGCATTTAAATATGCCATAATCAATCATAAATATCTCCCCATGTTTCGCCGCTTTCGTAATCTACTTTGTTAGGGATTGCCAAAGTAACAGCACCTTCCATTATTTCAACAATCTTTTTTGCATGATTGTCGTCTTTAACAGAAATATCTAATTCGTCATGGATTTGTATATGTGGAATAATTCCTTCTTTATATAAATCCAACATTGCTTTCTTAGTCATATCAGCTGCTGATCCTTGAATCAATTTATTTAAAGCTTTGTAAGTCATTGCTCTTCTAATTCTACCACGTCCATAAGTTCTTTCAGCTTCTTCAAATGACATTGCAGTATGCATACCAAATGTTGCTGGTTCCCATTTATTAAATCTACAACGTCTACCAAGTAATGTTCCAATTGATCCTGATGTTTGTGCAAATTGAGATGTCTTATTCATTAATTCTTTTACGAATGGAACGTTGTTATGATATTGATTAAATAATACTTCTGCTTCTTCTTTTGTATTTAATCCAAGTTCAGCTTGTAATTTTGCTTTTCCCATTCCATAAAACAATCCAAGATTAATTGTTTTAGCTTGATCTCTTGATATACCTGCCATGTCTGCAACAGTTTTATGAAAGTCTACAGAGTTATTTTTAAATTCTTCTACTATTTTTGTAACGGACTCATCAAAACAAATTGGTTCTGTTGTTGCTGCATAATGTACAACAAGTCTTGGTTCTTGTTGTGAATAGTCAAAACATCCCCACTTATGATCTACTTCTGGTAAGAATAATGATCTAATCATTGGCCCTAGTTCCTTGTTTCTCGCCGGGATTTGCTGGAGATTAGGATTAGCGTAAGAAAATCTACCTGTTACAGTTCCACCTTGATCAGATCTAATTGGATTAATGTCAGCATGTATTCTTCCATTATGTGTAAACTTTAAAATTGTATCTATAAAAGTTGTATGTGCTTTATTTATTTCTCTTGCTTTAGCAATCATTTGAACTATAGGGTGTTTGTGTTCTTGTAAAAAATTCTTTGTAAAGGATGGTGCAGATGATTTTTCGGTTCTTTCATAATGTAAACCAAGCTTATCAAAAACTGTTGCAATGCTTCTTGCTGCCCAAATCTGTGGTTCTATCCCTGTTTCTTGTTTTACTTTTAATAACAATTCATGCTCTTGTTTTGTTAGCTGTTGTTTCAATTTGTGTGCTTGGTCTATATCAATTCTTACTCCTTTGAATTTCATATCAATAAGACATGGAAACAATTGTGTCTCAAGATCAAATACATTTTGTAAACTTTGTTTTTGTATCTCACGTGATAAAACTTTAAATAATTCCAAAGTTAATTTCGCATCTTTTTCTGCATAATTACCTACATACATTGCAGGAAGTTTATACATTTCAGATTTAGGATCTATTCCCCAGGACTGCGCTGCTTCTGTTAAAGCTTTTTCATCTTTAACTTCTCCTAAAAATTCAAATGAAATACTATTTAATGTATATGCTAATCTATTTTCATCAATTAATGATGCCATCACCATTGTATCTACAATGTGTCCATTGATTTGGACTCCCGCCGCTCGAAGCCAGCACACGTCATACATTGCATTGTGAAATATTTTTACATTATCATTTGCACAAACTTGTTTAATCCAATTTAAAACTTTATTTTTATCTAAATTACCACCACCTTCATGAGCAATCGGATAGTATGCAGACCATCCTTCAACAGCTACAGCAATACCTACAATGTTACCATTACCTATGACTGCACCAGATCCTCTTGATTTAAGATCTGGATCTTTAGTTTCTAAATCTATTGCAATATATTTATATCCTTTTAAATCAGGATAATTTTCTGGACAAATCCATTCTTTCTGAGCTTCAAACATTTATGCTAATACCATAATTAAAAAACAATATATACACAACACTGTGAATAATCCTAAATCAAATACTGCCATTTTCTTTCCTCTCATTTGTTATAATCTCTTTCTATAATCATTTCTAAATAATGAATTGCTTTTAATATATCTTCTTTCTTTCCTTTTAAAGAGTGTCTACAAATATATTTAATTGCATTTCCTTCTGCGAATAATAACTTATTTTCATTTATAAATACAGAGGGCTGCACCTTCATTGATCGATAATGTTGTCCCCCTATCTGCTTAAAAAACGTTTTGTTACTCATAGTATTGGATCTCCTGGTATATAGTTATAATAATCATCTATATCTGGTTGCATGATATAAAGATTTTCTTTTGCTCTTGTTACACCCACAAAAAACAATCTGTGCTCCGGATCAGGATTTCT